TTTATTCACATTCGGTATGCCCTTATCGGTGATGGGTATATCGGAGAATGTAAATAGAGCTAACGCAGAGGCTGGCGATTATACCTTTGCTAGATGGCTAATAAAGCCCAGATTAACCAGAATTAAAAACAAATTAAATGAGCAGTTATTACCCATGTTTCCCAAAGCTACAGGCGTAGAGATTGACTTCGACGAGATTGTGCCAGAGACCGTAGAGATGAAGAAGGGATTAGCTGAATCGGGAGTCAAGGCAGGCTGGATGACCATAAACGAAGCTCGCAAACTAAACAATCTTGACTTATTGCCACCCAAGATGGGGAATGTTCTTTTAATACCATTTAATATGATGCCTACTCCTACTGATAAACCGATTAAACCTCCACCTTCAGCATCCCCTCCCTCAGCACCTCCGCCAGCCCCTAAATTTGCAATTGTTCATTTGCGAACTATATGGGCAGATGAGGCTAACAAAAGGGCATTTTGGAAAGCTTATATTATGAAGGCAGAGAATTATGAGCGGTTAATGATTGCAACCCTTCGGGATATGTTTGCCGAGCAGGAAAAAGAAGCACTATCCAAGAAACTAACCCGTAATGCGGTTTTAATAGATAGGCGGAAGGCGAGGGCACGATTTATTGAAGCTGTAACCAATATTTTATTAGATTTAACAATCAGTTCAGTTGATGACGGACTTGACTTAATAGAACCTGAGCCAGAGCATCGTTCAAAACAACCCGCTCAAGATGAAGCTTCAAGATGGCTGAAGACACGGATAGGCTGGGCGGCTGAGGAAGTAACAGAAGAAACTGCCAAACTTTTAGCAGACGCATTAGCGACGGGATTTGATGCCGGTGAAGGTGCTGAGGTTATCGCCAGGCGCGTTAGAGGGGTATTTGACCATTGCAATAGAAGCAGGGCACTTAAAATCGCAAGGACTGAAACAATTATGGCTTCTAATGAAGGTGCTCTTTATGGATATGAAGAAAGTGGTATAATAGAGAAGGCAGAATTTTACCCAGCTCCTGATGCTTGTGATGAGTGCGAGGCTTTGGTCGGGGAATACCCATTAGCCGAAGCTCACGGTATGATACCAGTTCACCCGAATTGCCGTTGCGTATTTTTACCAGTAATATAAGGAGCATAATGAAAAGAACTGATTTGGCTTATATAGCAGGCTTATTTGATGGAGAGGGTAATATCGCAATAGTTAAACGGAAGAAAAAGGAAGGCAGAACAGTTCCTATTTATCATTTGGTAGTTCGTGTGGGTATGTGTGATGAGTATTTGCCGCGATGGCTTAAAATGGCTTTTGGCGGATATATAAGTTTTTATAAGCGACCCAATTCAAAGCACCGAGACCTTTATACTTGGAGTATTGGTTATAATAATGCCATTGATTTCTTAATGGCGATTTTACCCTTTTTGAAGCTAAAGAAACCCCAAGTAGAATTGGCGATAGAATTTCAAGGAGACAAAAAAAATGGTGGGGGACAAAGGGGTAAAAGGGGCAATGCCTTTAAAACAGAGGGGCAATTGGCTGTTGAAGAAGCCGAATATATCTTAATGAAAAGTCTAAAACACTAGTGTTTGGTTGCCTGTGGTATAATATGAATAAAGAACCGAAGTGTGATATAATAGTTAGTGAGAAAGAGCGCAACCTTATAGAAGAATTGAGGGCTATTCCTTATGGTGAAGTTACTATATTTATACAAGATAACCAGCCAGTCCGAATTGAAAAGACTAAAGAGAGTATTAAATTATAAAGGAGGGTAAAAATGGTAAAACTAGGAGACAAGGTAAGGGATAGTATTACGGGATTCGAGGGGATTGTTGTTGCACGTGCGGAATATCTAAACGGCTGCATATCTCTGCAAGTTCAATCAGCGAAGTTGAAGGATGATAGCCCTATACACCCTGAGTGGTTTGATGAGCAACGCTTAACCAATACAAGCAAGGCAACTGTTGGCGGGCCGCAATCTTATCCCCCAGAACTGCACCCATAGAAAGGGCTAAGGAGAGTGTAAAACTCTAAAAATAAATAAGGGCTGACCGAATAACGGAGGCAATTTTTAATTGAGTTGTCTCCGTTTTTTATTATTTTAGGAGGTAAATAATGCCAGAAACAATTTACAAAGTTCTTGAAGATTGTGAAGTTAAAAAATTAGAAGATAGGATTTATGAGTTCACAGCTTCAACTTCAACTCAAGACCGAGATGGGGAGGTGATTGATGCTACTGGTTGGGATTTGAAGAATTTTAAGAAGAATCCAGTCGTTATGTATGCTCACGATTACCGCACCCTGCCTATCGGGAAAGCACCTAGAGTATGGGTTTCAAAAGATGGGGAACTGAAAAATACTGTTGAATTCCCACCTGAAGGCACTTATGAATTTGCCGATATTGTAGAAAGGTTGGTTGAAACCGGTTATCTGAAAACAGAATCGGTGGGTTTCATCCCTAAGAAATGGGAGGACGGTGATGGTGAAAAGGCGCCGAGGCGAACTTATACCAAGCAGGAATTATTGGAGATTTCCATTGTTCCCGTGCCCTCAAACCCCGATGCCCTTAGAAATGCTATTGATGATGGGGTGATTACAACTAAGGAATGGGAATCTATAACTAAACCTGAACCAGAAGTAACCGAGGATTATATTCGTATTAGGGTGCGCAATCCTGATGACTTTCAAAAAGAGAGTTTCCGAACTATTGATATTGATAAGGGCAAAGGCATTAAAGCTGTTATTGGTAGACTAAAAGGTGAAACCACTACCACTACACAAAGTTTTCTTTTTGACAAAGATAAATGGACTGTTGCTGAAGCTCAAGCCTGGGTGAATGAACATAAGGGTATAGACGAAGCAGAGGGAATAACAGAGGCACATCCTGAACCAAGAGAAGTTTCACAAGCTGAACTAGCGGATGAATTAAATTATATTGTCAAGCTAATAGAGGGCGAAGGGATGAATGACGATGTGAAAGAGGATGCGTGGAATTTGGTAAGAGAAGTAATGCGCTTAACAGGTGGCGACAATCCAGAAAAAGCGTGGGAAGTTGTGAGAGATATTATGGGTATTACCGCCGAAAAGGAATATCGTGAAGTTTGTAGGGAATTAAGACTGCGGGGTGAGATGTGAAAAAGATAGATATAGCTTATATGGCTGGTATATTTGACGGTGAGGGTTGTATATCAATAGGCAAACACCAAAGGAGAAAGAATTGGAATCCAACTTATAGCCTAAAAATAAGCGTTGTTATGTGTAATCCTTATATCCCCAAATTATTCCAAATGGCTTTTGGGGGAAGGATAGATTGTTATGAACGAGTCGGATATAAATTACCTCATTGGAATTGGCATTTGGATTCTAAAAATACAATTCCTTTCCTAGAAGCAATTATGCCTTATCTGCGTCTTAAACGAGATGAGGCTAGATTGGCATTGGAATTTCAGAAGCTCAAAAAGGTTAAACATACCTTTAGGGGAAATTCTTATAAACCCGAAGAGATTGCCGTGTTTGAAGCCGAGAAAATTCTAATGAGCAAATTACACGACAAGACGGAGGTATTTAATGAGCGTTAAAAATATGACTACTGAAGAACTTAAAGAGGAAAAACAGAGACTTGAAAACAAACTCAAGGGTTTTCGTGGAGACCACATTCCACTTGATATAGCGGAAAAGATTGGTGCCGTGCTGAATAATAAGAATCGAGACAGGTTAAATCAAATTAAGAATTTAGCCCAACAGATTTTAGATTCGGCAGAAAAGCCAGAAGAAGAGCCTGAAAAAGAAGCTGGGGTAACAATGGAAGATGCTATTTTTATAATCAAGGAAACAGTTACTAAAGTTATTGAGAAGGCTCAGGGTAAAATAGATTAAATTATGGAGGAAATACTATGGAACTAACAAAGGAAGAAATTGCTGACATAGCGGCTCAGGCTGCTACGGAAGCAGTTGAAAAACTAAAGGGAACGGAAACTAAACGGGTATCTCTTGAAGTGGTTAAGGATGAAGATGATAAGAAACTTGAAGACCCCAACGGTGGGTTTAAGAGTTTCGGTCATTTTTGTTCCGATGTTGTTAAAGCTGGTTCAAAAGTCGAAGTAAGCGAGGAACTGCGGAGCTGGGATACGGTAATTAGGAAGACTGCTGGCTATATGGAAGAGGGCGATTTGGCTCAGGGTGGCTATCTTGTTCCAGAAGAGTTTAGCAACAAAATACTGGAGAAATCACTTGAGACTGCTATTGTCAGACCGAGGGCAACTATTCAGCCTATGTCTTCAAACAGAATAGTCATACCAGCCGATGTTGATACTAACCACTCAACCAATTACTTCGGCGGAATTACTATCTATCGGACTGGGGAAGGCGAAGCCAAAACTCGAACTAGCCCAACCTTCGGTCGCATAGCATTGACCCTTCACAAATTGACTGGTCTTTGCGAAGTTACCGATGAGCTTTTAGAGGACTCGGTAATTGCACTGGAAGCCAATCTTACACGGAAATTCAGTTCAGCTATTGCTTTTGTGGAAGATGACGACTTCCTGAATGGCACGGGTGCAAATCAGGCTCTTGGCTGTCTAAATTCAGCAAATCCAGCCCTCATCACGGTGACTGCTGTGAGCGGACAGGGAGCAAGCACTATAATCGCTGAGAATATCAGGGATATGTGGTGCCGGATGTATCCTGCGGGCTTCCCGAAGTGTGTTTGGGTTGCTAATATCGAGACCTTCCCGCAATTGTTTGCGATGGAAATGGCAGTTGGGACTGGTGGAGTTCCTGTCTGGCTACCGGCTGGTGGAATGAGCGGTTTACCTTATCAGACATTGATGGGCAGACCATTACTATTCACCGAAAAATGTCAGGCTCTTGGCACAGCTGGAGACATTGCCCTAGTTGACTTCTCACAATACATGATAGGACAAAGGGGTGGACTCAAGATGGCATCTTCAATACACCTGAGATTTGACTACGATGCTACCGTATTCCGCTTCGTTCTGAGATATGACGGGCAACCGACCTGGTTAACTACACTGACTCCCAGACGGGGCAGTAACGACCTGAGTCCGTTTGTCGTGCTAAGTGGTTCTAGGACTTAATAGAAATAATTTAGGAGGTTAAAACAATGGCAGATAGTGCGAGATTTTCACAATGTCATGGCATAGTGCCTGTAATTGCTCCATTAGCGGACAACTACAATGCAGGGATGTCAATGGACTCAATCAATATGGCAAAATACAATCACGTTACCCTTATCATAACGGGCAGTGCTTC